TCAGACAGTCTGAATCTTATTGATTGAAGTTCAGCACCCTCTTCATTATTCTTTATACCAAAAATAAAGTCTACCCCCTTGGCAGCTTCATTGTTTGATCGCCTAAATGTATCATATTGTTCTGGATTTGTAATAGTCGCTGCGTGTTCGTTGGGATATGGTCTTGCAAGTTCTATAGGTTCTGCCCTTTCTCTAGCTTTTTTTATAGCAGCAGCTTTTCCTCTACTCCAACTGAAGCCTGCATCACCTCCCCAAGCAGCCCAAGCTGTACGTCCAGGACTAGGATATCCTTTCTCCCCAGGTCTGAAACCCTCTGCTTTTTTATCAACTTCATGCCGACTAAAAAAACTAAACATTCTAACTACAACATCTGGTGATAATTCATTACCACTTAATATTTGAGTAGCTCTTACTGCTGCCACTTGTGTACCACCTTTCCTACCTTCTTTTTTCCATTCTTTATATCGTCTAGCCTCTGCTTTCATCCCATCTGTAGGTTTGAGATTAATTTCAGTTCCGCTTACATTTGCCATGATTACTTAGTTTTTTTGCGTGTTTTCTTAGCTCTTGTTGGTGGTATTGTAGGCAAGTCAAGTTCCAACTGACCTACCTCTACCTCTAAGTCAAGATCTTTATCTAATGTAACTCCTAGGTCTTTAGCAGTCTCCTGTTCTCTCGCTATTTCTGAAATAATATCGTCATAATCACCACCATTCGTCTGAGCTATAACTTGTGATTTGCTCATATAGCCTGCTTGCTCTGCCTCTCTAAATGCTTTTATTTCTTTAAGAGGATCAACATAATGTTGTGCTGGAGGTGTCCATCTTGGTTTCATATATCTTTCTGGCCTTATCGCATAATCCTCAAAATCTAACTCTCCTACTAAAACAGCAAGTTTCATCCATTCTTTAAACACTCTTAGGTGAAGATTATTTATAAGATATTTTTGGCAAAACTTCCAATGCTCTCTATCTTCTAACAGACTTAATCTTGAACTTGAATAATTAGTCTCACTAAAATCTTTACTTATAGTTTCAAAACTACATCCTAATCCTGTAGCAAAACGTCTTATTTTATTTTTTACAAACATCTCATACTGTTGAGATGGATAATCTATATCAGGAATAGTTACTTTCTCATTTGGCATTAAATATCTAAATGTGCCTGGCTCAAATGATTGTATTCTTTGACCATTAACAACATCATCACCTATTAACTCTCCTTGGTCATTTTCCACAAAGCCCATAATTGATGCACCTGCTCTTGCTCTTATAACAGCAGCTTCTTCATAGCCCTGCAATTGATGCATATCTGCCATAACACTATGAAACCAAGGTACTCCTCTGTTCTGACCAGGTCTTTCTGGTAAGTAAAGATGGATAATGTCATCTGCATTTATCAATATATGCAACTTTTGATTATTTGAATAATCTAGGTAATAAGCATCTCCTGGATGTTTTGTAAGAATGGCATAGCGTTGCGGTCTACCCCACTCATCAATCTCCACTCCGTTTCGCCATTCGTTTTTTACTTTTAATGTTTTACCTGTATATTCCTCATCTAACATATCTGATTCAATTAACTGTAGAGCTAGAGGAACTTTTGAATTACCAAACTGTTGTCTAACAATTCTAAAAATAGCTTCACCTGATTCACATAAAGCACCTGCTGCTAACCACTCAAACTCATGAAAACCATATCTTCCAGCACAGTCACAACTACTTGGTGATGACCATTCTGCCCATTTTCTTTCAATTACATCATTTATTGTTTTTGCTCGTCTTCCTGTTTTAGATTGCAAAACACGAGATTGAAACTTCATGCCTGTTCCAACCATATTTATTTGTGTTGTACGTTTCGCTTGCCTTGCATATGGATTATTTCTTACAAGTTCTCGTGATCTATCTCTTAGTTTTCTTAGACTATTTCTAATTTCAGCATCAGCACTTAGCTGACTCGCCATCCAATCTGATGTAAGTCTAGAAACTAAAGCACCTTGATATGCTCTTATATTTTTTAAAGGATTAGCTTTTTCTCCAAAACCTAATACTTTTTTTACTGCATTAGTAATGTTAGATCTGATTCCCATTAGTATGCTCCGTTAAAACGAACAAATGTTGCTCTTGGATTTCCAAGACCATTAGCAATGAGTTCTGCTTGTTTTTCTCTTATTAATTCTGCTTTATATCTACTTTCTAACATTATTAATTCTGATAATTCATATTTCTTTGCTGATCTTGTACCAATTTTATATTCTTGTACTACACCACCACTAATAATATTTCTTATTGCTGCTTGTATCGTTTCTAAATCTTTTTCTACCTGACTTCTGCCATCAAAATTATTTGCTGTTCCACTAAATTCTAATGAAGGTAATACTTTAAATGCACCTGTAGCAATAGTTTGTTTCTCTGCACCTGATTTATTAGCAACTGCTTGGTAATACCAATCTCCTTTAACAAAAGTTGCAGAAACATTACTTGCTATAGAAAATTGGAAACCATCATTAAAAGCAGAACTGTTAACTGTCGCACCAAGTGGCCCAGAATTGGTTCTTAAATAATAAATTACAGACCAATCTGGACTACTGATACTATTACCAAATTTATCTTGTGTAGCAGGTAACCTCCATTGAATAAAGTCACCTGCTCTTATTTCCGAGGGAAAAGTCATGTTTTTACCAATTTGCGACAAAATTCGACTTGTTAGCCGACTTAGTACGATCTAATGATAGCTTACTATCCTTTTTAGGTTCATCAGGATTTAATCTTTTTTCTAGTTGATCAAATATTGTTCTTCTATCATATTTCTGTAATAATCGTTGCCATGCAGCATAAGCATAAACAAATTCATCTAATGCTTCATTGCGAGCATCACTTTTCTTAGCCCATATTCTTTCTGCATATCCATGTTTATATTTTAAAACTTGTCTTTCTGCTGTTAATTCCTCAAAATAGTCGTTAGTAATAGTCGGATAAAAATGTATATATCCTTGACCAGGTTCTGCATTTTTTAATCTATTATGTAATGTTGACTTTATAACATCGACACCAACAGGAAATAATTGAACACCACGTTTTAACGCTTTACCAGAAAAATTAATATCTACTTTACTTGGTCTGCCTAATGGTGGTTTACCTTTTTGTCCCATACCTTTAATTCCTATTAGTCCTAACTGACCTCTTTCTCTGACGTACTGGTAAGTTTCTTGAGTAAAGTGGCCTCCAGTATCCACGGCTGCACTATCTATCTTCATTTTTTTTCCTTCTTCATTTTCATATTCACTCATAAGCACCTCATCCATTTGTTTCCATAAATCTGCTCTTGATGGTGATCCATATATTACTTTTCGATCTATTAAATACATTTCTTCATTGCGTCCTATACCCCAAACGCTCATAGACAACCTATCGTCTTGAACATCGCATCCGAGACACAAACTGAGAACTTCTTTTGGAGGTATACCTTGCTTATATGTCTCAGCACCCGCTCTTTCCATAAGACCCTCAGCGTTTACCTTAGACGCTGCTGATTCCTCCCATACCTCACCAAGAATTGTATTTATCCACGTTTTTAATTGCTCAGGATCATTTTTACTTTGCAAAAATTCTTCTACTAAATTAGACCAACTTGCATTCGGAGAGTATGAATATGCTGCCCAAATATGAAATCCTAAATGTTTTTTATTTCCTGGTGCTGTAGCTCGCCACTCTCCTCTTTCAACCATCCACCTTTTCTTTGTATGAGGTATTAAACAGCCACAACTTTCACATGCATATGCAACAGTATCAGGGTCGTTATCTCTCCATTTCATATTAGGCCATTTTAAATACTGCATATGATTACACTCTGGACAAGGAACGTAATAACGCATTTGAGATGTTTGCAAAAACATCTTTTCAATACGAGAAAAATCCTTAATCGTTGGTGTTGATCCGGCTACTATTTTTCGATTCCAATAATATTCTGTTCTTCTAATACCTAGTTTAATTTGATCTCCTTCTGTCCCGGCAGATGCAGGGTAACCATCAACTTCATCAAATAAAACTACTCGCCTACTTACCCTACGAAATCCTCTAGCACTATTAGCTCCAACTAAAGATAATGTACCTCCTGGGAAATTTTTCTGTAACAGTGTATTATTTCCATCCTTAGATTTAGGATCGCTAACCAAGCCATGCAAACATGGAGTATCCCTTAACATAGGCTGTAGCTCTTCTTTAGAGTAAGACTGACAATCATCTAGAGTTGGAAGCACAACCATAATGGGGCAAGAATCTTGATGCATATGATATGCAATAAGATGATTTAGAATTTTAGAATATCCAACTCTTGCAGATTTCATTAATGTAACTTGTTCTACGTCTGGATTTGTAATTGCATCCATAATTCCTTTTTGATATGGCAAAGTTCTCCATCTACCACCTTCAGCAGAACTTTCAGCAGATAAATACGCATAATTATCAGCCCATTCACTTAAACTAAGCTTTTTTGGCGGTTTAAATGCTAAATATGCCTTTTTTTCTAGTTTTGCGAGGTTATTCATACTACAGATAACTCCTCTAAAGCTTCTCGAACTATGTCATCTAGACAAGAAACTGCATTTGTATCTAAATCTGGAATGCGTTGTTTTGCTTTAGCAGGTATACCTAATAATTTATTTCGAGCATTAGTGATAATGTCACACCACTTATTTTCTACGTCATTCATAGGTACTAATTCTTTCTCTTTCATTTTTCTTTCTAATTCCAATAATTCTGCTTTTAAATGCTCTGTTCTAGCTTTGCTCTCTTCATATTCTGGTATTGACTCATCAGTTTTACTAAGTCGAGATTTATGAACAACTACATTACTATCTTTTGAATTTGTTCTAACTCTTTTAAATGCTGATTTGCTATACCATTCTTTTTCTAATGTATCGCTGTTAATTACTATCTTTCCTTTGTCATCTTGCATAGCCGTAAGACGGCCTTCTTTAATAGCACCATAAACAGCTTGAATAGTAACACCCATTCTTTCCGCTGCTTCTTTCCTGGTTATCAATGGCATATGAAAAATGTAAATGCTTACACTTCTTACAATAGCGTAAATAGTTATTCGTGGTATAATACCGCATTTTTACTAGCTTTTTCATAACCTTTGTCTTATCAGTCTCAGTAGTGAGATTGTAAGAACTTTTATAGCCTTGTGCCTAGAAAATTTTTGGGGTTCGAAACCAATA